GGGCTGGAAATCGAGAACCTGCGCATTCAGTTTGCAATACATAAGACGGCTGATAAAAATCCTAACAATAGCTCGATCAAGGTATGGAACTTGAAAGCAGCAACTCGTAAAGAGTTAGAGAAACCTGGCGCAAGATGCGTGCTATACGCTGGCTATAAAGAAGATGCTGGAGCAAAACTAATATTTCAAGGCGATGTTACTTATGCATGGACAACGTTTGACGGTCCAGATATCATTACGGAATTTGAACTCGGGGATGGTGTTACAGAAATACGCGATACTGTTATATCAAAGGGCTATAACAAGAACGTCAAATCAGAACTTATACTTAAAGACGTGGCAAAGGAGATGGGTTTACCACTAACGTTAGCATCGAATGCACCGCAACGTGATTGGAAAAATGGCCTGTCCTATCATGGATCGGCTAGAGTATTGCTCGATAAAGTAACGAAAGCAACTGGTTTGGAATGGTCAATACAGAATGGTAATCTTCAAGTAGTCGAGAAGGGAATGGTAACGACTCGACAAGGCATCGAAATATCAATGTATTCTGGAATGATTGGTTCGCCCGAAAGTGAGCGTGAAGAAAAATCCGAGAAAGGTGGTAGTAAAACAAAGTCTAGTAATACTGGGCCAACTGATGAGCAACTAGGTGATTTTTCTGATACTACTCCTAACATGCTAAATGTTACGCCATACGCAATATCTTCTAAACCAACAACAGTTAAGTCTGGCGCTGCACCGAAGAAAGCAACAGCGGCAAAGAAAGCAGAACAACCGAAACAATATTGGTATGGTTGGAAAGTAAAAACATTACTGATGCCAACACTAAATCCTGGCGATCGCGTATCACTAAAGGCGCGTGCAGTAGACGGCGTATTTCGTATCGAAGAACTAACACATACTGGTGACAATTGGGAAGGTGATTGGCAAACTGAATTGAAACTCGTTGATCCTGCGAAACCACTTGGCGATAAAGCTGCTACTGCTACTGCTAAGGGCGGCACTGTTACTCGTGGCACTAAGCCGGTTGACAAGAAAGTATCTAACATTGCTTTCGGACCAACAACAGCATGAGCTTTACTAGATCAATTCAACAGACCGTCGAGACTATGCTTGGCGATATTAATACCCAATCGCCAGGAACAATCGTTTCATATGACGCTGCAACTAATCGTGCTATTGTTAAACCAGCATTACCAAAACGATTGGCGAATGATGAAGAACTACAGTCGCCACAAATAGTCGAGGTTCCGGTTGTCTGGACTTCGAGTGGTGGCGGTAAAGCTGGCATTACTTTCCCGTTGCAACCGGGCGATGGCGTTATGTTATCGTTTCAGCAACGATCAATGGAAGGTTGGTTAGATGGCAAGAATACTATGCCGGATGATCCTAGGCAATTCGACTTGTCTGATTGTGTCGCTATCCCTGGTTTACAAGCAAGTGGAATTAGCGCGCACTCTGATGACGTAGTATTGAAATTTGACAAGACAATCGTTACACTAAAGAAAGATGGATCATTAGTTATGGGTAATGATAAGGGAGGCATAACGATTGATGCCGACGGAAACATTACTCTTAAAGGACAATCAATCAAGGTTGATACGCCAGCAAAAGCTTTTACGCTCGAAACCCATCGACACGAATTTACTAAATCCGATCCAGCCGATAATTCTGGTCAACCAAAGGCAAGCTAACATGAGCTTACTTGGCATCATACTAATTGTTTTGGTTATAGTATTGTTATTCGGCGGATATGGTTACAATGCTGGATATCATACCAATTATGCTTATTTCGGACCCGGAATAGGTGTGGTTGGTTTGGTGCTAGTTATCCTGTTAGTCTTGGTATTGTTTGGTAGACTATGAGCGATACCCAAGGTAATTACGATCTAGCATTGTCGCGGGCTGACCATGATATGTGGTTTCCGGTGTCGCCAACTACTGAACCGACTACGGAATCGCGTTATCAGATTTGGCCAATCAATGGCGCAGATAAAGTGGCGCAGCAAATCAAAATTACGCTTCTGGCGTTTTTAGGGGAATGGTTCTTAGATATAACATTTGGCGTGCCCTATCTAGAAGAAATCCTAGTAAAGAACCCGCATTTGGCTAGTGTTGAAACTATACTACGCGCGCACATCAATAACGTTCCAAGAGTGATTCGATTGGAAAGTTTTAATATGACGTTTGACCGCGCCAGGAGAACACTTGGAGTAGAGTTCGAAGCTGTTACTGATTACGGCCCAGTAAAGGATTCAGTAAAGTTGGATACTGCGCATGTCTGAAACTATTAATGCATCGGCCTATGGTGTATTGCCAAGTGGTTTCTCGCGGATGCGCTTACCAGAAATTCGGCAAGCTATTATTGATTCGTTACAAGCTAAAACTCAGTTGACTTTCGAAACAAGACCTGACTCTATTACTGGACAATTCATTGATGTATTCGCAGAACGAGAAGCCGCAGTCTGGGAATTGGCGCAAGCTGTTTATCACGCTATGTATCCTGTTAGTGCTTTTGGCGTTAACTTGGATCACTCGGTTTCATTCGCTGGCGTAACTAGACTATTTGCCAAACAATCTATGGCATGGGTTAATCTCTATGGCACGCAAGGTATTATTGTTGAAGCCGGATCAATTGTCAGATCGGAAGTAAATCGACAGGATTTTATTCTAACAGATAATGTAACAATTGATGCTGGCAATGCTGGCGATGTAACGTTCTCGGTAGATACTGCTAATGTTGCGCAAGTATATTCAATACAATTACTCCGTTCTGGCGAAACAACTATTACTGCCAGTTATGCTGCTATTGCCGGCGATACTAGTGTTACTATCGCGGGCCATCTTGCTGCCATGTTGGTATCGGTAAACTATATTTCAGTTGCCGATGCAAATCATGTTAGAGTATATCGGCTTGATGGACTTGGCTTTTCTAATGTAGTTTCAGTTGATATTACTTTGTTTCAGATCGGCAGTGTTGGTTTAGTGCAAGCGGTAAACTATGGCGAAATAGCAGTGCCGATTGGCAGTATAACGCAAATCGTTTCGACACAAACTGGATGGGATGCAGTCTATAATACTTCTCCTGGCCAGATGGGCAGAGAAACCGAAGCGGATGATGAATTAAGACTTCGTTACTCTACCGGAGTATATCGGTTAGGCGCGGGAACTATTAGGTCAATCCAAGAGAATTTGGAACAGAATATACTAGGATTGATTACTTGTTCTGTTTACGAAAACAATTTGGATACGACTGATACTGGTGGTAGACCGCCACATAGTATAGAAGTCGTTGCATATGGTGGTGACCCGCAAGCAATTGGCGAAGAAATCTTTCGAACCAAACCAGCCGGTATTGATACGTTCGGTGCTGTTAATATCAACGTTGTAGATACGGCTGGTTATACTCATGCAATTCATTTCAGTAGACCAACACCAGTATATGTCTGGATGAACCTAACAATAACCAAGTATAGTGAAGAAGCGTTCCCGACAAGTGGTGATATTATCATTAAACAAATCGTTACAGATACTGGCAATTTGTTCGGAGTTGGTAAAGATATTATTCATCAAAGGTTCATGGGACCGATCTATGAACAGATACCGGGTATCAGTAATATTGCAATAACAAGTGCGGTTACTGCAACGTTAACCGCGCCAGGAGGTGGCGCATATACATCGGCTAACAAAGCAATTGCTGTTAGGGAATTATCGCGCTTTGATGTAACTCAAGTAATAGTAACTATTCTATGACGCCGTTTCCACATGATCACGAAGAAATTGCTTGGTCGCATTTTCTTGCGCAGCATCTTGGTAAAGATTATACTGAAGCATTTGTTAGAGCATTTTATCCGCCGCTTAATGTATTGGATAAAGCACAGAACGATCTATATACGTTACGTTGGTTAGAGACTGCGGTTGGCGCACAACTCGATGGTATTGGTTATATAGTTGGGCAATCGAGAGTATTATCATCGGCAATTTATTTACCGTTCTTTGGTTTCATTACGCAACCGTCTGGTCGTGCATTTGGTGTTGCTAGAATGCGCCATGAAGGCGAGCCGTATGCTGACGCACTAACATTAGCTGATGCTGAATATCGTTCTAGGATAATACTAAAGATTTCACTGAATAATTCGCATGGCACTGCTGAGGATTTAATTATTGCTGTTAGTGGCATTCTTGGTATTCCTAAAACTGATGTAGAGATACGCGATATTGGCAATGCTAACTTTCGTATATACATAGCTGGAACGTTAATACTTCCGCCAGATTATAGAGTAGAAATACTGCAAGATATACTGCCGCGTGCCGCTGGCGTTCAAGTGTTTCCTCCATTGTTTTTGTAGGAGCAAAATATGCCGCTCGACAACTACAGCTTTGTTAGCCGGATTGATCCAACCAAGCCGGAGTATCAGCAAGCCTATACGTCCGATGTTAGGCAAAACTTTGCTTATGCGAAAGAAGAAATTGAAGCACTACGTTTCGATCTAGCAACTGAAATTGACGGTAGTGTTAATCAAGGAGATTTCGATGCGCAACTAGCATTGTATCTGCCATTGATTGGCGGCATCATGCAAGGGCAGATTGACCAGCCGCTTGCGCCAATCAATAATAATCATCTTACTAACAAACTATATGTAGATACAAAAGTATCTACTATTGCTAGTGGCTATTTGCCGTTGACTGGTGGCATTGTTACTGGCCCATTAACTGTTCAATCAACATTGAACGTTATTGGTATATCTACGCTTGCTACATTGAACGTTACTGGAACAACTACACTTGGTTCCGGCCAAATTAATAATGTGCAGGTTGTTGGCGCCGCTGCTAATCCTATCATATCTATTGTCGGCACTGGCACTAACGGCGCTTTGATCCTTCGCGGTCAAGGCACTGGTGGCA